AGCAAGAGAAGTTTATTCTTTAAATACTACAACCTCTCCAAGCGGAGGTCAGCCCCCAACAGTTACTAATCAAAATGGTTATTATTTAAAAGACAATGATGAAGGTTTCTCATGGGTTGCTAACTTTACAGGTGGAGGAAATGGTTGTATTGCCGGCCCTTTAAATGTTAATATAACGGACGGGAGAAGTTAATGACATATGACGAATTAAAAACAAAAATTAGAGATTACACTGAAGTATCAAGTAATGTACTTACTGACACTATTATAAATGGATTTATTGAAGATGCAGAATTTAGAATTTTAAGAGAAGTAGACTCAGACAATAACAGAAGATATGCAACAGCTAATTTAGTTGTCAATACTAGATTCATAGATACACCTGATAATTTATTAGTAGTAAGATCTGCTCAAATTGTAGACTCTGATGGAACTGCATTAGCAGATAATAGAGATTTTTTACAATATAGAGATACTAATTTTATGGCTGAGTTTAATCCTGTAGGATCTACAGGAGTTCCTAAGTACTATGGCTATTGGGATGAGAAAACCTTAGTTTTTGCTCCTACTCCAGATGCTACTTATACAGTTCAATTAAATTATATATTGAAACCTAGTGGATTATCTAGTACAAATACATCTACATATTTAAGTTTACAATTTCCCAACGGCTTATTATATGCCTGCCTAGTAGAGGCTTACGGTTTCTTAAAAGGACCCCTTGACATGTTACAGCATTATGATAAAAAATATGTTGAGGCTGTTAAAGGATTCTCAATTGAACAAATGGGAAGACGAAGACGGGATGAATACCAAGCCGGTGTTCCTCGAATAGGAAAACAATAGGAGAAAAATTTTATGGCAATAACACAAGCAATCGCAAACTCATTTAAAAAAGAATTATTAGATGGAGCTATGAGCTTTAAACAAACAGGTGGAGACACTTATAAAATAGCTCTTTATATTTCAACAGCAACTTTAACTTCAGCAACATCAAGTTATATTACCGCTGGAGAAGTAAGTAATACTGGTCAATACGCAGCAGGTGGTGGAGCCCTAGTTAATTTAGGAACTTCTATAACTGCAGGTGTTGCAAGATGCGATTTTGCAGACAGATCTTTTACTGGAGTTACGTTAACAGCTAGAGGAGCTTTAATTTATAATACAACAGCAGGTTCAGGGTCAAGTACTACTGATGCAGTTTGTATTTTAAATTTTGGAGCAGATAAAACTGCAACTTCTGGTACGTTTACAATTCAATTTCCAGCACCAACATCAACAGCAGCGATACTAAGAATATCGGGCTAGTAGGGGGTATACTCCTATGGCGGATAAAACTTACACAGTCACCGTAGCAAGTGGTAATCTTTATGGTGGAGGTACAGGTAATGTATTCTATCTAGATGGCGTAAGAAATTCTACAGGACCTGGAACAATAGATTGGGTTGCAGATGCATCTTTACGTTTTGAACAAAGTGGAAGTTCTAATAATAATCACCCTTTAATTTTTTCTACTACTACCAGTAAAGATCAGTATTTAACTTCTGGTGTAACATACTATTTAGATGGCGCTGTTAGCTATGCTCAATACACAAACACAACTACATTTAATGCAGCTACTACTCGTTATGTAGATATTACTCCTTCTTCTTTTACAGATTTTTATTATTTATGTTATGTGCATGGTATTGGTATGGGCGGTATCATGGATATGGTTTCTAATTCATGGGGAGCTCACACTTGGAATCAAGGAGCTTGGAATCAAAACCAAGATATAGTAGTTCCAGTCACTAATCCAAACAATGTAGCCTGGGGCGGAGATACTTGGGGCTTTGGCGATTGGAATAATGGTGACAACATGAATATGACTTTAAACAATGATGGTATCATTGTTACTGGTCAAGTAAATGTTGGTTGGGGTTCTGACCAATGGGGTATTGAAACTTGGGGTGAATCCGGTAATTTACATGCAGTAACAGGCATAGCTATGACTATGGCTGAAGGACTTAGTGGTGTTTCTATAAATGGAGATTCAAGTTTAATACTTAATAGTCAAGGAGCTACAGTGACCTTAGGATCTGTAGAAGCTTTTTCTGCATTTGTTGCAGAACCAACTGGTTTACCAATGGTTGCAGAAGTAAACTTCAATCCTGCCTTTGCACAACCAACTGGAATAGCTATGTCTGCTAATCTAGGAACAGTTAATGCTGACAATATTACTATAGCAGAAGTTTCAGCTCAATCTCCAGTTACATGGGGTAACTCTAATTGGGGATTTGGAGTTTGGGGTAATCAACCTGTAAATACTTTGGTTATGGCTATGTCTGAAAACTTTAGTGGAGTAGATCCTGCTCCAGATGCTGAATTAACAGGTCAAGCAATGGCTATGTTTTTAGCACCAGGAAATACTTTTCCTATTCATGGAGATGCAAGTACAGGGGCCGGTGATACAAGTATGAATTGGGGTAATTCTACTTGGGGTAATTCGAAATGGGGAAATGGTCAATTTATAGCTGATCCAACTTATGGTCAAACAATGACTATGACATTAGGTCAAGAGACTGTTGATTTAAATACACCTATAGATGTAACAGGATTTGCTTTAACAGTAGCTTTAAATTCAGTAGCAAATGTAGAAACAACTAATGTTGTTTTTCCAACAGGATTTGGCTTGACAGCTAGCTTAGGAAGCGCTACAAATGTATTGATTTGGAACGAAGTTAATACTGGTACAGCACCAGTCGATCCTCCGGGATGGCAGGAAGTTTCAACTAACGCTGCATAATAGTGTTTGACACTATAACAAAATTTAATTAAAATTAAGATATTGGAGAATAAAAATTATGGCAAATAGTACTTCCGCAGATTTAAAACTTACGATCCAGGCAACAGGGGAAAACTCAGGAACTTGGGGACAAATTACAAACACAAACTTAACAATTTTAGAACAAGCTATCGCTGGTTTTGAAACTGTTGGTATTACAACAGGTGCTACTTTAGCTTTCACAAATGGTGCAATTTCAAACGGTAAAAATCAAGTATTAAAATTAATAGGTACAATTGCAGGTGCAGTTAACGTAGTTGTTCCAGATACTTTAACAAAATTATACGTTATAGATAATGCAACTTCAGGCGCTCATGCAGTAACTGTTAAAACTACTTCAGGTACTGGAGTAACTTGGGCAGCAGCTGACAAGGGTACTAAAATGGTTTATTCAGATGGTACTAATGTTGTTGATACAGCTTTCACAGATTTATCTTCAGATTACTCACCACAACTTTCAGCAGATTTAGACACTAACAGTCACAACATTATTATAGATACAGCACACAGTGTTTTAGATGAAAACTCTAACGAGCAAATTACATTTACAACATCTGGTTCAGCAGTAAATAATTTTGGCGTAACTAATGCAGGAACAGGTAGCGCACCTTCTTTTGCAGCAGTTGGTGGAGATTCTAATATTGATTTAAATTTAACACCAAAAGGTATTGGAAGAGCAACTTTCAATGGTCAAGGTAAAATTCAAAGTGTTGCAGAAAAAGTAACTACGGCTGCAATTGCAGCTACAGGTACAGTTGCTTATGATGTTCTTACACAAGCAGTTTTAAACTACACAACTAATGCTGCAGCTAACTGGACTTTAAATGTCAGAGGTGATGGATCTAATTCATTAGACTCAATTATGGACACAGGTGAGTCAATCACAATTGCTCACGTGGTAGCTCAAGGTGGTACGGCTTATTATAATTCAGCATTTCAAATTGATGGATCATCTGTTACACCTGAATATCAAGGTGGTGCTGCACCAACTGAAGGTAATGCAAGTTCATTAGATGTTTATAGTTATACAATAATTAAAACTGGTTCAGCTGCATTTACAGTGTTAGCTTCACAAACACAATTCGCATAACCAAGGAGTTAGAAAGATGCCTATATTAGGAAGTTTCGGAGCAGGTTCAGCAAGAGGTTTCGGTGAAACATCTGGTGGAGCAGCAAAATATGAAATAGAAGCTCTTGTCGTTGCAGGCGGAGGAGCTGGTACAGGTTCAATTGAAAACTCAATTTCTGCTGGAGGTGGAGGAGCTGGTGGTTATAGATACACTGCTGCTCTCGAATTAGCAGGCGGAACAGAATATACAGTTACAGTAGGAGGCGGAGGTCCTGGTCCAACAGGAGGTCCTGGTCCAGCTGCAGCTAAAGGAACTAATTCAAGCGTAATAGGAGGAGATGTTTCCTATTCTGCATCAGGCGGCGGACATGGCCCCGGTGGTGCTGGAGGTTCTGGATCCGGTGGAAGTTCTTATTACGGACCCTCAGGAGGTTCTGGTAATGTAGGAGGTTATTCTCCCTCAGAAGGAAACAATGGCGGAACTGCTGCAAGTTATGCACCTGGAAGTACCGGCAGAGCTGGTGGCGGCGGTGGCGCAGGCGCAGTTGGAGGAAACTCAATGGCTGGTGGCGCAGGAAGTGCTTCCCCTAGTATTGAAGGAACTCAAAGA